CTGGATGGTCGAACACCCCGGCAAGTGCATCAGCGACCTCATCGCGGCCGCCATCGCGCATCACACGAGCCCGCCAGCCGAGCCGCAACCGGCCCTGATGGGCAACGACTGAGCCAGCCCACGGGCGGCGGGTGGGCTGAGACCAACCCGATTCCACAACCCGCCGCCCCCGCCCATCACGCACCAGGAGAGGACACATGTCACGAGCAACAGCACCCGCAGCCGAGCCGGTGGGCCAGACCCAGCAGGACGAGGAGGGCAACGAGCCCAGCCCCCTCACGGCCACCGACTACGACGCCAACGGCGAGGCCGTCGATGTCCCGGTGGACACAACGGCAACCCAGGCCGGGCTACCCGGCGTCGAGCGCGATGAGCCTGTGGAGATGTTCGACGGCCGCGCGGTCACAGCGTGGAAATACAGCCTGACCGGCAACACCCAGGTCAACCGCAGAAACGCTAACGCGGCCCATCTGTTCGATGGGATGCGGGCGGAACTGCCGGTCACGCTCCTGGTGACCGTCGTGCCCGGGGCCGTGAGCTACAAGCCGAACACCGAGGACGGGCACGTTGTCGGGTTCACGCGCGAACGCAAGCTCCATGTCACGGAGGTCTGGGGGGCTGACGCGGACGCCTCGGAGTTGTTCGAGGGCGGCCTGGTGCGCGTCCGGAAGCCCGGCGACGACGGGATCGGGTTCATGGTCGGCGAGCCCGCCGAGGAGGAGACATTCGGCGACATGCTGGCGGACGCACTGGAGGACATGGCAGTCGAGCCCGGGATGTGTGGGAAGTTCCACAACGGCCACCTGAACCCGTGCCGCCAATCGGCCCATGCCTGCCCGCTCCGCCAGGCGGAGGACTGAGCCGCCGTGGAGACTCGATTCGCACTGTCGCTGACGCAGCCGTGGGCGTCGGCCATGGCTCTCGGCCTGAAACGGATCGAGACGCGTAGTTGGTCGACTGCCCTTCGCGGGCCCGTGGCCATTCACGCCTCGAAGGGCTTCCCGTTGGCCGCGCGCGATTTCGCGCTGTGTGAGGCCTATCCGTACCTCAAGCACGAGCCCGAGTGGTTCCCTCGCGGCGCGATTGTGGCGGTGGGCATCCTCACGGACGTAGTCCCAACCGAGCGACTTCGCCAGCACCTGATGCCGCGCGAGGAGTTCTTTGGCGACTATGGCGATGGCCGCTTTGGCTGGATCTTCGAGGGCATCCGGGCTTTGCGGACCCCGGTCCCAGCAACCGGGCGCCTCGGCATCTGGACCATGCCGCCCGACGTTCAGGCCGCAGTACGGGAACAACTCGCGGCGGCGGTGCCCGCGTGATCCGCTTCATCGTCCCCGGGGAGCCGGTCGCGCAGGGCTCGATGGTGCCGTTCCTCGTGCCCGGCATGCGGCAGCCATCCATGCACGCCAGCAACGCCAAGGAGCTCAATCGCTGGCGGAAGGCCGTCGCGCTGGCCGCGACTGCCGCGGCTGAGGGGCGCGTTGCCGCCCCGGGACAACCGGTGATCGTCCGGGCCACGTTCCGGTTTCCTCCCCCGGCGAAGATGCCGAAGGATCGCGTGGCCATGACCGTGGCTCCTGACGCGGACAAGCTACTCAGGGCGTGTTTGGATGCCATGACCCTCGCGGAGGACCGCAAGGGGAACCGTCTGGGCGTCTATGCGGACGACAAGCAGGTCGTGGACGTGAGGGCCATCAAGCTCTACGCAACGCCGCTGAACCCGCCCGGTGCCTACATCGAGGTCGATTTCCCGGAGCCAATGCTATGAACTCTGGGGGAGGGAACACCATGACTGAACTGACCGAACCGAAGCGACCCAGCCTCAAGCTCCAGCGCAAAGTGGCCGAAGCGCTGGGCTGGACAGACCTCCACGACGTAGACACGTGGGTCTGGGGTAGGCGGCCCGACGGAAGCCACTCATTTATGGCCCCCGTACATGTCCTCGACGCCATCGAGGTACGCGGGTGGGTGTGGACATGGGGGACGGACGACGCATGGATTTGCACTCGTGACTACACAGCTTCACGAATCTCGTTTGCGATGCCCCGCAGGCCCAATGAGCACCGCGAGGTCATGTTGTACCGCGTGTTCGTCGAGGCGGTGAAGGGGGCGCGGAAGTGACCTGCCCGAAATGCAACGGCACCGGACGCTACAGCGTCTGGCAATCGTGGTACAGCCGGCGGGTCACGGCGTGCGGGCTGTGTGGCGGCTCAGGGTTCGCGGACTACGGGGGAGAAGGATGAGCTATCGCGACTTCCTCGCGACGAAGCGCCCGGTGCTGGCGGCTGCCGGCATCGATGTCCCGGCGTCAGCCGTGAACCCGCTGCTGTTCCCGCACCAGCGTGACCTCGTGCGGTGGGCGCTGCGCAAGGGCCGCTCCGCTATCTTCGCAGACACCGGTCTCGGGAAGACGTTCATGCAGCTGGAATGGGCGCGTCTCACCGGGGAGCGAACGCTCATCCTGGCGCCGCTGAGCATCGCGCGGCAGACGGTCCGTGAGGCCCGGAAGCTGGACATCGACCTGACGTTCGCGCGGTCGCAGCCGGAAGCCGGACCGCTGACCATCACGAACTACGAGATGCTCCACCACTTCGACCCGCAGGCCTTCGGCGCCGTGGTCCTGGACGAATCGAGCATCCTGAAGGCCACGGAGGGCGTGTACCGGAACCGGCTCATCGAGGAGTTCGCCGAGACGCCGTTCCGGCTGTGCTGCACGGCGACCCCGGCGCCCAACGACATCGCGGAGATCACGAACCACTCGGCGTTTCTCGGCATCATGCCGCGGCGGGATGTGCTGGCCACGTTCTTCCTGCACGAGGCTGACGATGCGAGGGCGACCGGCTGGCGGCTGAAGAACCACGCCCGCGAGGCGTTCTGGCGGTGGCTCGCTTCATGGGGCATGTCGCTGAAGCGGCCCTCGGACATCGGCTACAGCGACGAAGGCTACCTGCTTCCGCCGTTGGAAATTCTGCCCGTCATCACGGGCGGGGAAGTGAAGGTGCCCGGGCGGCTGTTCGTGGAGAAGCTGCGGGGCGTAGGCGACCGTGCAGCCGTTCGGCGCCAGACGATTGAGGCGCGTGTGACGGCTGCGGTAGAGCTCATCCGCCAGGACCGGCAGCCGTGGATCGCGTGGTGCGGCTTGAACGATGAATCGGCGGCCGTTGCGGCCGCACTTGGTGACGAGGCGGTGGAGGTGACGGGGAGCATGTCGCCGGAAGAGAAGGCGGAGCGCATCGAGGCGTTCGTGGACGGCCGCTACCGCGTGCTCGTGTCAAAGGTGGCGATCGCGGGGTTCGGGATGAACTTCCAGCACTGCGCGCGGATGGTGTTCGTTGGCATCGGCGACTCGTACGAGCAGTACTACCAGGCGGTCCGGCGCTGCTGGCGCTTTGGGCAGGCGAGCGAAGTAAAAGCCTACGTGGTGCTGAGCGAGCCGGAGCGCGCCGTGTTCGACAACGTGCTGCGCAAGGAAGCGGAGGCGGAGGAGATGGCGCGCGAGCTGGTGAAGCACGTGGCGGCCTATGAGCGGGCGGAAATCGAGGGCGGTTCACTCGGGAACTTCAACGACGGCCACGACGTGGCGATGGAGGTGCCGCAATGGCTGGCGTAATCAGGCAGGAGATCGGCCCGGACTATGCGCTCTACCAGGGGGACTCCGCGGAAGTACTCCGCGGTCTGCCCTCCGAGTCGGTGGACTTCATGGTCTACAGCCCACCCTTCCAGGCGCTCTACGTGTACAGCGCGACGGAGCGGGACCTCGGCAACTGCCGCACGCCGGAGGAGTTCTTCGAGCACCTGAGCTTTATCACGGCCGAGCTGTACCGGCTGCTGAAGCCCGGGCGGCTGATGGCTGTCCACTGCGCGCAGATCACCGCGCAAAAAGTGCTCGACGGGTGGATCGGGCTGAAGGATTTCCGCGGGCAGCTCATCGAGCACTACGGCCGCCACGGCTTCTACTTCCACCGGGAAGTCTGCATCGACAAGGACCCGCAGGCGCAGGCGATTCGGACGCACTCGAAGGCGTTGTTGTTCGTCCAGATGCGGAAGGACCGGAGCTGGATCGGCCCGGCCATCGCTGACTTCATTCTCGTGTTTCGGAAGGGCGTGGATGACCCGGAGGTCCGCATCGACCAGGCCCCGATCACGGAGGACCAGTGGATCGAGTGGGCCCGGCCCATCTGGTACGGCATCCGGGAGACGGACACCCTGCAGGCGCCGCCGAAGGCCAACGACGAGCGGCACGTCGCGCCACTGCAACTCGGGGTCATCGAGCGCTGCATCCGGCTGTGGAGCAACCCCGGCGAGACGGTGCTAACGCCGTTCATGGGCATCGGCTCAGAGGCGTATGTCGCGCTGCAGCACGGCCGCAAGGCCATCGGCGTGGAGCTAAAGCCGGAGTACTTCGACACGGCGGTGAGGAACATCACGACGGCCCGGGCGCAGCAGGTCCTTGACTTCGGAGGAGGTGATGCATGACGTGGTACTACGTCCCCAACGAGTCCTTAGCCTCTGTTCCGGCGCAGGAGGTCTCGACGTCGGAGTGCATGACGCTCTGGGCGGATGCGCTCGCACCGTCGTATACGTGGAACACGAAGCCACTGCCTGCGAAGTCCTGGCTGCGCGTATTGCGGACGGTGCCCTGGATGACGCGCCGATTTGGGGCGACCTCCACGCCTTCGATGCTCGCCCGTGGCGCGGCCGCGTGGATGGAATCATTGGGGGCTATCCCTGCCAGCCCTTTTCCGTTGCCGGGAAGCGGCTCGGGACGGCAGACCCGCGTCATCTCTGGCCCCGAATATCAGCCATCATTCGAGATGTTCAGCCCGCCTGGTGCTTCTTCGAGAACGTGCGAGGGCATGTGCGGATCGGACTGCGAGAGGTGCGAGCGGATCTTCTCAGCATGGGTTACGACGTTCATGCGGGCATATTCTCGGCGGCGGAAGTCGGCGCGCCTCACCAGCGCGAACGGCTCTTCATCCTGGCGGACGCCGGAAGCGCCGGGGCAGACGGGTGGACCGCGTTCGAGGACGGGGAGCGTTGGCAAGGGGCACCAGGTGACGACTGCGGAACAGGCCGAGCACTGGCCGACTCCCAGGACGATTACGGGCGGCGGCGAGAGTGGCGAGAGGAAAGCGGAACTCGGCCGGACGGAGAGCGGCGGCGGGGACTTGCAAGCAGCGGTAGCGATGTGGCCGACACCGCGCTCGGAGGACAGCGAGAGCGCGGGGAACCATCCGGGGGCGACGGACTCCCTGACGGGGGCAACGAGCCAGTGGGCGACGCCTGCGGCTCGCTCAGTGAAGGGCGGGTACTCAGAGGAGGCGCTTACTCGGCAGGACGGGAAGAGTCGTATGGACATCTTAGACAACCAGGCGATCTACTTCCTCCCTTCCCACCAGGCCCCGGAGACGCCGACGCATGGCGACGAATCCTCGCAGTCCGCCCCGACCTCGCGCCGGCCCAATCTCGATGGGATGTCATCACGCGTACGCTCCGAAGTCGAGGCACTGTTCCGCCTGAGCACTCGGGCGGAAACCGTCGTGCTCGACAGGAAGAAACGAGAACTCGTGCGCGTGCCGCGGGCGTCGAGAGGATGGACCCGGCCCGCCTTCCGGCGGCAACTGAATCCGAACTTCGTCGAGTGGTTAATGAACTGGTGTCCGAAGTGGACCTCTCTCGCACCGCTCGATTGCGCATCACCGGGAACGGCGTTGTCCCTCAGTGCGCCAGCCTCGCCTTCCGCACCCTCTGGGGACAACTGGCCGACGCCGGACACACAGAACGTGAGATCAGGGGGGGCAATGAGAGCTGAGGCGAAGGGGAAGCACGCCATGTCGCTGCATCACGTCGTGGAGGGCTGGTCGCATGAAGCGCCATAGGTTCCGTATGGCTGGCATGACGTGGCGATTCCGCCCGGTGCCGCGCCCTTGTTTCCGCGACTGGCACGACTGCGGGCCACGGCGCTGGTACGACGGCTGCGCCACCTGCGGGCTGGACTTCGAGGCAGTGATCCACCGGCCAGGGAGGCGACGATGAGCGCACCAGGCAACAAGCGCCGCCGCGACGATGGCGGGCGCAACGACTGGCGCACCCCGCCAGAGTTGTTCCGGCTGCTCGATATGGAGTTTCGATTCACGCTCGATGCGGCGGCGGACGATGAAAACCACCTCTGCGAGCGGTATCTGACCGAAGCCGAGGACGCGCTTTCTGCGGACGTGGCCGATCACGTTGTCTGGTGCAATCCACCATACGGCGATCTGGCTCCGTGGGTGACTGCGTTCGCAACCTGGGCCATCAAGGGCCACTGCACCGTGGTTGCGTTGTTGCCCGCCGCAACCGATACACGCGCGTGCTGCATGTGCGGTGGATCGGCAATGCACCAGCGGTCGCCACGGGACAGAGCCCGCTATGGGCACCAGGAGGAACAGCATGAGTGACGGGACGAAGGTGAATGATACGCCGACCCCTGACGCGGTGGTGCTTGTTTGGGGTGGGCGCTGCCAGCAGTGCGGGTTGACGTACCCCGGGGATGGCGAGGACCCGGTTATTAGGGCGCATGTGAAATCGGAGTGGGTCAAGGCCGGGTTGGGCCACCTGGTGCAAGACACATACCCGATGCGGTTCCCGGCGTGGTTGGTGAGGCAGGGGTTCCGGTGCCCTGTATGCGCTGCCCCGGACATGTTAGTTGACCTTGGCGCGCCCGAGGACCTGCGGGTGCGGGAGATGCCGCGATGAACGCGGAGAAGCTGACGCTGACACGCGCCGAGATGTCCGCGTGGAATGCCGACCGGTTGGCCGAACGGGTGCTCGCCCGGCGCCACCGTCAGGAGTACAACGGCACGTCACCGCGCTGGATCTGGTTCAAGGAACTCTCGGTGCGGACATCGTTCAACCCTCAGCGCATCGACCTATGGGTGATGGACACGTGGGGGCGGATGAACGCCATCGCCTACGAGGTGAAGGTCTCGCGGGGCGATTTTGCCCGGGAACTGGCCAACCCGGCCAAGCGGGAGGCGGCGATGGCGGTCTCCAACCAGTTCTACTTCGCGGCGCCGCGCGGCCTGATCGCGCCGGCGGAGGTGCCAGAGGGCTGCGGACTCGTTGAGGTGCACGCCGGGATCTCGACGGTGGTAGTCCCCGCGCCACGCCGGGAGATCCCGCCACCAGGGTGGGAGTTCCTGGCGGCTGTTGGACGGCGCGGGTTCCGTTTGGTGCGGGAGTTCCCGGAGGTGGGGCGATGACCGAGCGCCTCTGCATCCGCTGCAAACGGCCCGCCACACGCCAGACGGTGATCGACGTGGCTGTTGGCCCGCTGGCGTTCTGTTCGGCACTCTGTGAGCAGCTCTGGGGCCAGGCAGCCGCAGAGCGGGAGGGCTGGCGGTCGTGAGCGACATCATCACGATCACCGAGGCCGACCTCGCGCGGCTCCAGTCATGGGAGTTCGAGGAGGTCTGGCGCGCTGTCGGGTACGTCTACCGGCGGCGGGCGCAGGCCCCCGCGATGGATCCAGCGCCCGTCCCGCTGGCGCCGGTCGAAGCGCCCCCGGTTGTCCCACCGGGGCGCGCTCCCGGCGAAAAAGAGGGCGCGAAGGGACAGGACGTTCACGCCAACGGGCCCCGGGCAACCACTGACCCGGCCTGTCCCGAATGCGGGAAGGTCTGCAAGCCCAAGGGCATCGGCACCCATCGGCGGATAGCCCACGGGGCCGGCCAGGCGATGGCAACGTGTACGGACTGCGGGATCACCATGCAGGCTGGCGCGCTGGGGCAACATCGGAAGTTCCGGCATGCCGCCCCGACGGAACCGCCGCCTCCACGAGCTGCGCCGCGCACCTGCGAGGTTTGCGGCTACCAGGCACCGGGGCCGGCCACGCTCGAGGTCCACCAGCGGACGTGCCGGGTGAAGGCCCCCGAGGCGGCGGTCGTCGAGACGTTCGTGCTTCTAGAGCCGCCCGCCGAGGCACACGTCCACCGCTACAAACTCGGGAGTCCGGCTGGCGATTCCGTTGAGGGTCTCTGCGAGTGCGGGCACCGCAAGCTCCACCCGGCCGACCTCAACGGCGACATCTCGCGCAACGGGAAGCGCTCGCCAAATCCCAAGTGCCCGCGGTGCGGGAAACACGCGCTCCGGGACCGCCACGGGTACTGGTGCAACGGCTGCCAACTGGAGGTACTGGCGTCATGAGCGCACAACAGCAGGTCCGCTACCGCGGGTTCCCCGCAACCGACCGTGACCGGCTACAGCGGTTCATCGACCGCTTCGACGGGGCGTTACAGGGACGCCTGGACGGCGAGGACCGGATCGCGCTGGCCGTGCTCCACCTGACGAATCACTGCCCGCACGGGCGCCTGCTGGCGCTCGGCTGGCTGGGGAGGAACTGATGGCTAGAGGACCTTCATCGTTTGGCCGGGAGGCGCGGTACTGGAAGGACCGTAATGGGCAGATGTGGGCGGTCTGCATCGAGTGTGACGCGGCTATCAAGGCGGAACACGCGTTCTGGCTGCCGAGCGACAAGGTTGTGCGGGATGTACCGGCGTGCCGCGACTGTGCGCTCCGAGCCATAGAGCAGTGGCGCGAGGACATGGAGTGCGTCACTGGTGAGATCGGGGTGAAAGCGTGACGACATGGGTGAAGCTTGACGACAACCTCCCCCTTAACCCCAAGGTGCGGCGCGTCTCCGTGGCTGCCAGGTGGAGCTACGTCGCCTCCATCTGCTACGCCGGGAACAGCCGGACAGACGGGTACGTGCCCTGTGGTGCGCTCTCCCTTGTGGACGGCACACAGCGCATCGCCAGCGAGCTTGTGTCGGCCGGTTTGTGGGAGACGGCCCCGGACGGGTGGCGCATTCATGACTACCTCAAGCACAACCGGTCCAAGGAGAAGGTCGAGCAGGTCTCCACTGCCCGGAGTGAGGCAGGGCGCGCAAGCGCAGCAAAGCGCCATCAACCTGTTGAACAAGTGCCCAACAAATTGTTGAACAAAATGGCAGCAGCCGGTGAACAAGTTGCTGGCAACTTGTTCTTATCTGCTTCTGCTTCTGTTTCTGTTTCTGAAGAAGAAGAGGTGCAGGAGGAGGAGAAACAGCTGTACCTCGGGGTCCGGATACCGCCCGGGCTCCGGGACCGGGTGATCGAGCACTGCATGGCGCTTGGAGAGCGCAACCTCGATGCCGAGACTGTTCAGGCGGTGATCCAGTGCCACGAAGACCTGCCGGCCGCGGACATCGATTGGGCCCGCAAGGAGCTGCGCCGGTCCGTTCCGCGACGGGCGGCATGGCCGAGCAATGTCCGGGAGGTAATCGCGCAACGGGACGGAAGTTCTGCGCGAACTCCCACAAAGCCGGCCGACGGCTACCGCGAACCGCCTCCGCCGCACATCGAGGACGTGCTGGAGGCGATCAAAAACCGCCCCTACCGCGAGCCCTCAGACCCCGGGGAGGACGCCCTGCTGGCGGACATGAAGGCCAACAACCCGGCGGCCTACGAGGCGGAGATGGACCTGCGGCGGCGGGCGCATGAACGGGCGATGTCCACGTGACTGAGCCCGCGTTCTGGGACATGGAGGCCGAGAGGCTGGTGCTGAGCGCCTGCCTCCGCCGGCGCGAGGCCATGGGCGACGCCATCGAACTCGGGCTGAAAGCGGAGCACTTCTCCGAGGCCAACGGGCTCATTTTCGCCGCCATCCAGGCCGTTGCGGAGAGCGATGTGCCGCTGTCGCAGGTCACCGTGGCGCGGCAGTTGGGCGACAACCTGGAGTCGGCCGGTGGGCAGACGGCGCTCGGGGACATCTGGCGGGCCGGGGGGACGGGTGATGCGGTTGGCTACTACGGCGCCATCGTGCTGGAGCGAGCGGCGGTCCGGCGCGAACACCAGCTCGTGCACAGCTACCTGCTAACGCTGACGGCGCCCGGGGTGGATGCGAGCCGGGAGATGGCGCGCTTCCGCGACGCGCTCATGTCGGCCGACGCCGAGCAGGTGCGCAGCGATGGCCCCCGGAGCGTCCGGGAGGTACTCGACCAGGGCGGGTACGAGCGCCTGGAGACCTGGATGGAGAACCCGCAGCAGATCCGCGGGATCCCGACGGGCCATCCGCACCTCGACCGCATCCTCGGCGGCCTGAAAACCAAACGCCTGAGCATCATCGGCGCCGCAACCTCCGCCGGGAAAACGCAGTGGATGGAGTACATGGGCCGGTTCGCGGCCATCGGCGGATACCCCTCGTTGCTGCTGAGCACGGAGATGTCCGCGGACGATAACAGCGACCGGTGGGTGTTCATGGAGGCCCGGCTAGACCGCATGGCGGCCGAGACCTACGGGCTCAGTGAGCCGGACAAGCAACGCATCCGGGACGCAGCGTGGACGCTGGCCGAGCGACCGTTGTACGTCTGGGAAATGGGCGGCTTCGACCTGGCGCGGATTCGCGTCGCGGTCCGCCGAATGCGGGCGCGCTACGGGATTCGGCTGGTGCTCCTGGACATGCTCAACGGCGTCCGGGTGGACATCAGCAAGGGCGAGAACATGGCGCAGGCGCTCGCCCGCATCCTCTCGGACCTGCATGCGCTGGCGGTCTCCGAGGACATCCACCTGATGGCCACGGCGCACGTCAACCGGGCGGCCATGCAGCGCAATGACATCCTCGGCTTGAACGACTTCCGGGACTCCGCGGCGGTCGAACAGTGGGCCGACCAGGCCATCACGTTTCAGCCGGTCGACGCTTCGGGCAACGTCATCTCGCGACAGCAGGCCAACGCCGACGCCCTCGACCGCGGGTACGTGCGCGTCCTCGCCAACGTCTGCAAAAACAGGTTCGGTGCGCTCGGTCAATGCACGATGCACCTGGACTGGCAGTCGGGAGGGCGGTTCACCACGCCACAGGAGGCGACGGCATGAGCCCTGAACTGGAGGTCCTGAACCCCGAACTGTGGGAGCTGATCACCATGGCCATCTTGGCGCACAACAGCAGCCACGCCGGCGAGTTCCTGGACTGCGAGGAGGCCGACTGCATGGATCTGGGGATCGACCTGCTGGAGTGCGTTCGCATGGACCTGCTGTGCCGGGCCCTCGGTGACGAGATGCTGCGAGGTGCTGCGTGAAGCTCTGCGCCATCCCCAGCTGCACCGATGTCCACCACGCCCGCGGCTACTGCCAGCGGCACTACGCCCGGCTCTGCCGCCAGGGCACGACCGTGCGCCAGCGCGGGGCCTCACTGCTCGCCATCGTCCGGGAACTGGAGCGGGCGAACGGGGATATGCTGCCGCTCTGTGAGTTGGCGCCACGTGTCCACCTGTCTCCCCAGAGCGTGACGGTCTACGTCAGCCGCATCCGGCAGTGGTTCGGGTTCACCTGCATCGAGGGCTCGCCGTCACGCGGCTACCGCCTGGGTGAGTGGCCCGGCAGAGAGCCGTACTACCAGCGCCCGCCGAAACGCACACCTGTTCGCATGGCGCCGAAGCGAGATTACGATAGTTCCGCCGGGGTCGTTGTGACCGAGGCAGGGAGGAGGCTAGGACTGTGAGCAAACTGGCACCGCCACGGTGTGAGTACTGCCAGCAAAACCCGTGTGTATGCAACCGGTGAGCACTCCCACCATCTGCGCCGCCCCAGGCTGCCCCAACGTGCGCCCCTGCCCAGCGCATCCAGCGCCCACCGGGAGGAGCCGGGGACACGACTGGTCACGCCGCATCGTCCCCGCCATCCTCACCCGCGACGGCCACCACTGCGTGATGTGCGGCCGCCCCTGCCCGCACCCGCGCCATCACCACGTCGACCATCGCACGCCCCGTGCGCAGGGCGGGACAGACGACCCGAGCAATCTGCGCACCGTCTGCGCGGCCTACAACCTCAGGGGGAGATGCGACCAGTGACCCGCCGCGAAACCATGGCTGTGACCGCGCGTGGTGCCCAACGGGGGGGCGTCGGATTCTCTGGAGAGGCAGGCGACCCCGGGAGAGGCGGTCTTCGTCTCGCGATGTGTATGAATTTCTGGGCGTTTTGGGAGGTTTGACATGGCAATTCGGGGGCGAAAGCCGAAGCCGGACAACGAGAAGGTCAATCGCGGACCCGTCCTCGGTTGGATCGAGATCCCGGATGTGCCGTTCGAGCCCCAGGAGGAGCACGAGCTAGGGCCGCACATGGAGGCGCGACGGAAGTGGGCGCCAGCGACTATCGCCTGGTGGGACGCGGTGAGCCGGATGCCACACTGCATTCTCTGGGGCCCTGAGCAGTGGCAGTTCGCGCGGTCAACGGCGCTTGTCTATGACCGCTGGGTGAGGGGGGACAACGCCCGGGCCGGGGAGATTCGCCAGCGCGAGGCCAAGCTGGGCACGACGTTCGACGCCCGGCGTGACCTACGGATTCGCTACGTCAACCCGAAGGCGTTTGAAGCACCGATCGACGTGGAGGTTGGCGCGGAGGTCCAGACCGACCGGATGGCGGACTTCGAGGCCGAGAGAAGGAGGAGGCTGCTGGATGCCCCATGACCTGATCCTCGCCCCCGGCCACGACCGAAGCCGGTCACTTGGCTGGGTCGCCGTGCGCTGGATCGAGTGGATGTGCCTCTACGGTCGCGGAGATGTTGCCGGGACGCGTCTGCACCTGAACTACCCGGGTGCCATCCCGCTCTCCAACGAGCTGGTCGAACTGATCGTCGATGCGTACGCGCTCGAGCCGGACGGGCGGCGGATGTACGACATGGTTTTCTACTCGCGGCCGAAGGGGAGCAACAAATCGGGCGTGGCCGCGTGGATCGGCGCGTTCGAGGCGATGGGGCCGTGCCGGTTCGACGGCTGGGCTCAAGGCGGCGAGACCTACGAGTACCTCGGCTTCCGCTACACCTACCAGGCCGGGGAGCCGATGGGCCGGCCGATCGTCCACCCGTTCCTCCGAATCATGGCCACAGAGGAGTCGCAAACCGGTCACGTGTACGACGAACTCATGTACTCGCTCGTCAACGGCCCGCTGCGGATGGCGTTCGAGCGCGGAGACGACATCGGGCTCGGCCGCGTCATCCTCCCGGACGGCGGCGAGATTCGGCCATCGACCGCCTCATCGTCCGCGAAGGATGGCGGTTTGGAGTCGTGGGTGTGCTTCGATGAAGTGCACCTGTACTACAAGCCGGAACTGATCCGGATGTTCGAGACGGTCACGCGGAACCTGGCCAAGCGCGAAGCCGCACAGCCATGGGCGTTCATCCCGACCACGATGTACGAACCGGGGCGCGGGAGCATCGCCGAACTACTCCACGACGAAGCGCGCGAGATCCAGGCGGGCACCGCCGCGGCCACGCGACTGCTGTTCAACCATCGCTATGCCGGCGCCGAGACAAACATGGACGACGATGCCAGCTTCGAAGCGGGGCTACGGGAGGCATACGGCGACGCCGCCAGTTACATCGACATCAAGGGCCTGATTCAACGCCGGCGGAGCAAAACGGCTTCACGCGAGTACACCGCGCAGTTCTTTCTCAACCAGGCCACGGCCAGCGGCGGGCGGGCGTTCGACCTCGCCAAATGGGACGCGTCAGTGGTGGAGAAGCCGAAGAGGTACATGAAGCGAGGAGAGCTGATCACCCTCGGGTTCGACGGGTCCCGGACCCAGGACTCCACGTCGCTGAAAGCAACCCACGTCGCGAGTGGCTTTCAGTGGCGGGTCGCGACGTGGGAGCGCCCGGAACATGCGGTGGACTGGGAGGTCCCGGAGGATGAGGTCGACGCGGCCATCGCGGGGACGTTCGCGCGCTACCGCGTGGTGCTCATGTACGCCGACACGTCGAAGTGGGAGGCCGCAGTCTCGCGCTGGGCGGGGAAGTACAACCACGGGGATGAAGCCAAGGCGATTGTGGTGAAGTGGCCCGTTCAGCTCCACAAGAAGACAGCCGTCGCCATCAAGGCCTATTCGCTGGCCATCGCGAACGGCGAGGTCCTGCACGGGGACGACCCGCTCGCCCGGCGCCACCTGGCCAACGCCTACCGGCTCCCGCAGAACTTTACGGACGACGACGGCTCGGCCCTGTGGCTGATCGGCAAGGAGCGCCAGATGTCACCCAACAAAATCGACGACGCCTACGCCGGGATGCTGTCCTGGCAGGCGCGCAACGACGCGATCGCGAAGGGTGTGCTGAACGAGACCGGCCCGTCGATCTACGAGTCGAGGGGAGTTTTGGCCTTATGAGGAGGGTTTGCATGTTGCGGATACGTGGTATTCTGTCGGTAATCGCGAATGGGAGTACGCGGTTTCTCGGACTCTTCACCCTCCCAACCGTCGCGGCAATCCTGGGGGCCGTCGTGCTGATAGTCGGTTTACACCAGCTCTTCCCGCCGCTCGCCTACATCGTCCCCGGCGCCGGAGCCCTTGCCTTTGGCGTCTACCTCGCACTCCCAGAACGGAAGCGTGAGTAATGGTCGGACTCCTGGAGCGCGCGATCCAGTCCCGCAACGCCTACCGCGCCGCCAGCCCTCTCGATGAACGCTACTGGGGCGGCGAGTCCGGCCAGTCCAGCATCAGGGTCACCGCCGACAGCGCACTCGGGTATGACGCCTTCTACGCCTGCGTCGCGAACATCGCCGAGGACACCGCCCTTCTCCCGTTCGACGTGCTCCGCAAGCGCCGGCTGAGGGGCCGCGACGAACTCCCGGACCATCCCGTGGCGCGAATCTTCAACACCCAGGCCAATGACCAGCAGCTCGGCTACGAGTGGCGCGAGTGGATGTTGCGCATCGCCATCCTGTACCCCGAGGCCGTGAGCGAGATCGTCGGCTCCCCGCGCGGTGGGCTCGAACAGGTGCGCCCGCTCGAACATGCATGGTTGCGGAAACAGGCAGACCCGGCCGGTCGCGCCGTCCGCTACGAGGTCCGCGAGCCGGGGAAGCCCGTGCGCTACCTCGACCTCGATCAGGTCTACCGGCTCCCGTCGCGGCTGGGCGTCGGGGTGATTCAGCTCGCGAAAGACGACATTGCCGCCGCCCTCGGCGCGAACCGCACTGCTGCCGCGCTGGCCAAGAATGGTCTGACCCCGCGCATGGCCCTCGAACATCCCGGGGCGCTCACCCCGAAAGCGCAGAAACGGCTCTCCGCCAGCGTCTCTCAGCAGGTCATGGGCCCCGACAACGCCGGGCACATCCCGGTGTTCGAAGAGGGGCTCAAGTGGATCAAGATCGGCGTCGATCCCAAAGACGCGCAATGGCTCGAGGGGCAGGAGTTCAGCGTCCTGAAAATGGCGCGCTGGATGCGGATGCAGCCGCACAAGCTGGCCTACATGGTCACGGCGACGTTTGCCAGTATTGAGCAACAGAACATCGAACACGTGATCGATACCGTCCGCCCGTGGTGCACGCGGTTCGAGAAAGCCACGGATGCCCAGCTTCTCGCGCAGGAGCCGGGCGTCTACTGCCGCCACAACCTCAACGCACTGTTGCGGGGCGACGCGCTCACCCGCGCCCAGGCACAGGAAATCTGGCGGCGCAACGGCGTCATCAACGCCAACGAGTGGCGCGAAAACGAGGACCTGAACCCCCGCGACGACCCCGAGGGCGACGAGTACTGGAACAAGCAGCCGGGCACGGGTGACGGCGAATCCAACACCCCCGGCTCGCGGCAGTCCCCGAAGGCCCAGGCGCTCGCGTTCGCAGCCGCCGGCCGGATGGTGGCGAAGGAGCTCGCAGCTGCCCGCCGCAACGCGGTCAAGTTCGCGGGCGACCCCGAAGGCTGGGGCGCATGGTGCCGGGACTGGTGGGGCGAACACGCGGCGGATGTGGCGCGCACGATGCTCATCTCGGAGACGAGCGCGGCGATGTACGCTGACGCGAAACGAGACGAGCTCGAGCGCGACGGCATCGCGGCACTCGAACGGTACGAGGCACGGGATATCCCGATGCTGGCCGATCTCAGCCTGGAGGGCGACTCATGACTCAGATACTGGCCGAGGGCCGTGCGGACGGCGGGACCGAGATCGTGACGTGGCAGACAACCCGCGAGGCGCTGGCCTTGCTGATCGAAACGTTCAATGCCGCCCGGCCGCGAAAGGGCAACTACGTTGTGCGGCTGGAAGCGGACGAGTACGAGCCCGGCAAGATGACCTTGACAGGCTACCTGGATTCACCGGAGGGAGACTCATGAAAACCTACGCACACGTGGCCCGACTCGTGCTCGATCAGCCATGGGCGGTCACACCCCGGATGCTCGGCATCATCCAGGGCATCCTCGCCGAACGCCTCTCCGGGAACATCCCGAGCCCCGACGTGATCGCCGGGCGCATCGCCGAGGAACGCGACCTGGCCGCGGCCGACACCCGCCGTGGTGGGCGGCTCGCCGGTGCCGTCGCGGTCATGCCCGTCTACGGCGTCCTCATGCAGCGCATGGACATGATGATGGAGATGTCCGGCGGCACCTCCGTCGAAGCGCTGTCGAAAACGTTCCGCGCCCTCCTGAACGATCCCGCAGTAGGGACGATCGTGCTGGACATCGACTCTCCCGGCGGCGGCGTCTACGGCATCGCGGAGTTTGCCGAGGAGGTCTACCAGGCGCGCGGCCAGAAACGGATCGTGGCGGTCGCGAACAGCATGGCGGCCTCGGCTGCCTACTGGATCGCCAGCGCGGCCGGGGAGCTGGTTGTCACGCCCGGCGGTGAGGTCGGGAGTATCGGCGTGTACATGCTGCACGAGGACTGGAGCGGCGCCTACGAGATGCTCGGCGTGAAACCAACGGTCCTCAAGTTCGGCGAGAACAAGGCCGAGGGGATCGACGTGGAGCCGCTGTCGGATTCAGCCCGGGAGCATTTCCAGGCGCGGATCGACCAGTACGGCGGCATGTTCGTCGCGAGCATTTCCAAGCATCGCGGCGTGTCGAAAGCGACCGTGATGAGTGACTTCGGGCAGGGCATGGTATTCGGCGCCAAGGATGCCGTGCGGCTGAAGATGGCCGACAGGGTAGCGACGCTGGAAGAGACGATCGTCCGGTTCGCCGGGAGCCGGAGCACGGGGGCGGCAGCGAGCGCCTACGGCGACGTGATCGCGTACGAGGGCGAGAGGCCGGATGACAGCGACCCGGGCGAGCAAATCCTGATCGATGGTGAGCCGGTGTTGGTGGAGGCCGTCGCAGGGTCTGCCCCCGCCGGCCGCTCGCTGCGCGACGCGGAGATGCGCTACCGGCACGGGCGGTTGGTCTCGCCGTAGTCGGGTGTAGTTACTCGCCTTCGCTGGACGAATCCTGTTCCGCGCCGTCCCTTTCTGCCAGGAACTTTTCCAGCCTGTCGAGCTCTGCGGCCAACTCCTCGTCGGAAGGAATCGTCCACTCGGGGCGGCCACGAAGTACAAACCTCATCGCCTTCCTATCGAATCTGACGATGGCATCGGGGTCGGGGCGCAGTGCCACATCCTCCCGGAGCAGGTAAACGATCTGGGCGTTCAGGGAGCGCTCCTCCTCTTTTGCCCACTCAACGAGCGCGGCGTGAAGTTCGGTCGGGAATCGCAATGTCACCTTGGTTTCGTCCATGGCGGCATGATACCACCATATTGACGTTACGGCGCAATGGTGGCACTATGCCGTTAGTCATGGCGCGGCGCGGCATGGCAAGACTGGGCTCGGCTCGGCAAGGCCCGGCACGGCCCGGCTCGGCTAGGCAAGGGCCCAACAGGGCAAAAGGAGAAAGACTTGGAACTGACGATTCGACTCACAGGAACGCGGCCGATGCTGCAACACAACGGGCGGCTGGCAAACCCGCTCGACCCGTGGACACAGCAACTCAAGGCGCTCACATCCAAACGAAAGAAGACCGACGAGGATCTGATGGCGATCATGGCGACGGAGGCTCGCGGCGCGTGCTGGGAAACGGAGACCGGCGAGATTGGAATCCCAAACGCGGCGGTTTGGCGCTCAATCTACGATGCTGCGACTGCCTATAAGCTCGGCGCCAACGTCAAGCGCGCGCTCGGCTTCGAAGACCTGACGGTGCCGCTGCTGTTCGACGGCAAGCCGCAAGCCTGCGATGTCTTCCTGAATGAGCCCGGGCATATCGATTATCGTCCGGTGGTGATCAACCGGGCGCGTACAATGAGGGCTAGGCCACGCGTCTTCGGCTGGCAGTCCACGCACGCCTTTGAACTGCTCGAGGACGTGATCGACCCGCGCGAATTGGTGCCCGTGCTCGAACGTGCCGGGCGGCTGGTAGGCGTCGGCGACTGGCGCCCTACCTACGGGAAGTATGCCGTGGAGGTGCTTTCATGACGGCGCATGACGAAATCATTGAGGCGGTGGGCGACCGCTGGGGCACGGACCCGCACGACCTGGCTGATCAAATCGCGGCGGGATTGAGCCATGGCGCGATGGTCTACGCGCTTGGTTGCCTGCTGTCGAACATCCAGCGGGTAAACGCGCGGAAGGTCGAGGATGAAGTCTTTCGGGCTGCGACGGCCACCACGGTTCCGAAGGGAATCGGCCCCGGTAGGCAGGTGAAACTCGATGCGGTGCGGGCGCAATTCGCACCGCTGTTCAAGACGCAAATCGCCGTCGGAGATGGACACACCGTGACCTGGGGCAGCGCGACGGTCGCACAGCACCGGATGCGGATTGCGATGCTCGAAGGCAAGATCGGCGGGTTGAGCATGACGGTGCAGCGCCACAAGATGGCGATCTCTCTCATCGAGTCCGCCGGCGTGACCTGCCTTGAGGAGATCGGATGGGTGAAACCAAAGAGGGAACGGATTCCGGCGCTGGCGAGCGCATGATATAGCTGGGCTTGGCGCGGCACGGCGCGGTTTGGCTCGGCAAGGTATGGTTTGGCCCGGCTAGGCTGGGCTCGGCAAAGGCAAGGGTTCAACAGAACAGAGGACGGGGCTTCGGCCCCGTTTCTCTTTGTCCCCTTGACACGCCCCGCGCCGGTGTGATTACACTGGCGCCAGCCAATGCGGTAATCCCGAGGCCTCCGTCGAGAGCTAAGGGCAAGCCGAACGCAGCAAGCAAGCGTCTGTCGACAGCGCGCGAACTGCTCAATCCAGATTCCAGATCTGGGGCGAGTCGCGCGCTTTTCTGATGTCCGCCTCCCGCCCCACAAGGGAGGCAAACTATGGATACCCTTCGTCGGCGACTGAATGCCGAACTCCAGGAAGGCAACGCCAAGGCCGACGCGATCTTCGATGCCGTCAAGGCCGAGGGCGAACGTGAACTGACGGCCGAGGAACTCTCGGCGCTGGACACCTGGACCGCCCGCAAGGACGCCATCAAATCGCAGCTCGCGGCTCTCGATCGCCAGCGCGACGAAGCGGGCGCGACCCACGAAGCCCGCGGCGGTATCGTTCAGAGCGTGCACGACAACCGCGAGGACAAGCCCTGGGGCATCGGGGAATTCCTCCAGGCGGTTGCGATTGCGGAAACCGACCGGTCCGAGATGGACCCGCGCCTCGCCAAGCTGCAGGTCGGCAACGGCTACCGGATGGCGGCCAGTGGGGCCAACCAGGGGGCTGGCTCTGAGGGCGGGTTCCTCGTAAGCACCCAGTTCTCGGACGCCCTTCTCGACCGGGCACGCGAGGAATCGCCAATCCTGAGCATGTGCCGATCCATCCCCATCGATGACGGCGCCAGCGAGCTGGATCTGCCCGTCATCGACGAAACCAGCCGCGCTACCGGCTCGCGCTGGGGCGGCGTCCAGGTCTACCGCGCCGCCGAGGCTGCGACTGTGACGGCCACCAAGCCGGCGTTCGGCAAACTCAAGCTGACCACGTCAAAGATCATGGGCCTCGCCTATGCGACGGATGAGCTGCTCCGCAACGCGCGCGCCCTCGGCGCCATTTTCGGCGACGCGTTCTCGTCGGAGTTCGCCTTCAAGGTCACCAACGAGATCTTCCGGGGCGTCGGCGGCGACGAATGCCTGGGCGTCATCGCCGGGCCGTGCACCGTCGATCAGGCCAAGGAGACGAACCAGGAAGCCGCCACCATTAACACCAAGAACCTCAGCAAGATGTGGATGCACCTGCCCGCGCGCTCGAAGCCGCGGTCGGTGTGGCTCATCAACAACGAGTGTGAGCCCGAACTGGACGAGTTGACCGTCCCGGCGGGCACCGGCGCCGTCGAGCCGCGCATCGTCACCTACGGCCCCGAGGGAGCCCTGCGGATCAAGGGCCGCCCGGTCATGCAGGTCGAACAGTGCGAGGCACTTGGCACCTCGGGCGACATCATGCTCGCTGATTTCAGTGAGTACCTGCTCGCCCCCAAGGGCACTCTTGAGCAGCAGGAATCGATGCACGTCCG